GCAACTTGGGATGAAGAAGTTCTCGCGAGTACTATCAAAGAGCTTGCCAAGATAGATCAGTTCTTGCCCGTCCAAATTGGATTCGACGAAAACGAAATCAACAAGATCCTATCTGAATCTGACCAAATTGAAAAACTTGCCATAGAAAACCTAGATGATTCGGGCGTTGACGATGATACTCACACCGTTGTCCTAAGTTTTTCAGCTACAGAATATGCAGCTTTCGGCAAGTGTATAGCCATCTTGAAAGAGAGTCACGGAATACAAGATGTCACACAAGCCGTCGTTGCTGCTGTCGAGCAGGTGACCGGGCGTGCAATAAGGTAAACAACGTCAGTTGTGGAATTGAGGACAATTGGTCGATATGATAAGCGTGAGCGATAACGAAAACAGCGACAACCTCCCCGAATGGGCTGGGGGTAAGGGGGAGGTCTCACGTTCCAGCCTCAAACTTATCAAAGAGGCAATAGGTAACGGGTGGCAGATCCCCGATCAATGGAAAGCCGCTTTACCTAGTCTCTGTGTCAAGATCGCGATGGACGATAACCGTAACGACCGTGAAAGGCTCAGGGCCATCGAAGTCCTACGTGCGATGTCGAGGGACAACCTTGATGCGGCTCAAGTCGTGGATCGTGTTGAGCGGCTAGACTCAGGACAGGCTACGGAACGATTCGAGCTTGGACCGATCAAATGGAATCCAGAACGCTAGATGACAGGATCGTCGAGCTGGCTGGCAAATGGTCATACATGAAGCGTGGCCATTTTCCGCGATGGGATTACCATGAGCTTCTTTCTGAAGCGTACATAGCAGCTAAGACGATCGGTCATCGTTACGAAGAAGGTCGAGCAGCTTACACCACTTTCCTATGGTCGCACCTTTTCTGTCCTGTTTCGCGATCCTACTACAAAGCCTTTTCAGTTACCGTCACACGTGAGAACCGAACTGGCAAACGGCTATACAGACACCGATGGCGGGAGCTGCCTGAAGACTATGATCACCCTCAGTCCATCGAGCCGGAACAAGTAGAGTTGAACCTAGGCATCGACCATGAAAGCGATCTACTTTACATGCTCGGTGTCGGTATGAATCAGAAGCAGATAGCCTATGCGCTTGGATTGTCTGAAGGTCGCATATCGCAAAGGGTGCGACGTGTAAGAGAGGAACTGTCTTGAAAGCTCCGCCGACCCTTGAACTACCAGCCCCGTACGCAAAGCAACATGAAGCCATCTGCGATCCGAGCAGGATATGCATCATCGAGGCCAGCACGAAATCAGGCAAGACGGCCGGTTGCCTTGTTTGGCTTCTGATGCAGGCGTGGAATCAGGGTCTCGAAGGACGTGCGTACTGGTGGGTCGCACCCATTTATCAGCAGGCTAAGGCAATCGGATATAGCCGCATGAAAGCTATGCTGATGCAGGCTGATCCTGAACATCGAGTCTGGAAAGCGCATGAGTCAGAGCTGTGGATTGAGCTTTGGAACGGCTCGAAGATCTGGTTCAAAGGCGCAGACAAGTCAGATAGCCTTTACGGCGAAGACGTTTACGCGGCTGTCATTGATGAGGCTTCACGATGCCGTGAAGAGTCTTGGATCGCTGTACGCTCAACCCTGACCGCAACTAAGGGATGCATCCGCATCATCGGAAACGTAAAGGGAAGAAGAAACTGGGCTTATCAACTGGCTAGGAGAGCTGAAGGTGGTGAGCCTGATATGGCCTACCACAAACTCACAGCGTACGATGCCATCGAGGGTGGGGTCTTAGATCCTGAAGAGGTCCAGCAAGCCAAGAGGATTCTTCCCGATCATGTCTTCAAGGAGTTGTATCTAGCTGAACCTAGCGACGATGGCGGCAATCCTTTCGGCATTCAGGCAATCCAAGAATGCATAGCTCCGTTGTCTACTCAACCTGCTACGGTCTTCGGTGTCGACCTTGCCAAATCGATTGACTACACAGTTGTGGTAGGCTTGGACGATGAAGGTGTAGTGGCGGTGTGCGAGCGTTGGCATGGTACGGACTGGAGAACAACCATCGATCGCATTGCTGGTTTAATCGGTGATGAACTCACGCTTGTGGATTCGACCGGGTTGGGTGATCCTGTAGTCGAAGAACTTCAAAGGACCAGTTCATGCGTTCAGGGCTTCAAGTTTTCAAGCACGTCAAAGCAGCAACTCATGGAGGGTCTCGCAGCGACGATCTCGAAACAAGAGGTCAGGTATCCAGACAACTGGTTGCGAACAGAACTAGACATATTCGAATTCGAACACACGCGGACTGGAGTCAAGTATTCAGCTCCGCAGGGCCAGCACGACGATGGCGTCTGTGCATTAGCTCTTGCAGTTAAGGCGCAAAGTCAGATGAGCAACAAATTCACGTATCGGGTCTTCTAATGCTGCAATGGATCAAACAGCTTTTCACAACACAAGAGTACAACCAAGCCTCAATCCGCATGATGGATACGATGGGGGATCGTGGTTCTAATCGGCCACCGTTCAACTATCAAGCAGCCGTCAGAGGGTATCGATCGTGGGTCTACGCGGCAGCGCATATCAATGCAACTGCCGTAGCGGCAACACCATTGAGGTTGTTCATCAGGTCGAAGTCTGAAACTAAATCGATGTGGCGAACGAGACCAATAAGCAAGTCTCGAAGAGCTTACATGTACGGCGATCTGCCGGGTGACGTTTCGCCATCAAGGAAGGTCATGACAAAGGTCATGGACTTAGGCGATGACTTTGAAGAAGTCACAGAGACACACCCGATCATCGAGGTCTTGCAGAAAGCGAATGGCGTTTACAACGGCTTCGACCTTACGGTGTTGCGCACGCTCTATCAAGAGTTGACCGGCAATGCGTACCTTCATCCGGTTTATGATGAAAGGCTTGGAGTTCCTCAAGAGCTTTGGCCTATGCCGCCACAGTGGATGCAAGTCATCCCGTCACGTGAAGAATTCATCGATGGTTACTTGTACGGCAGAACCGATGTTGAGGCTCTGCGATTTGAACGTGATGAAGTGATTCACTTTAAGCGCCCGAATCCTGACAACCTGTTCTACGGACTCGGTAAGGTCGAAGCCGCGTACGGCACTGTTCAAGCTAATGCAGCAGTCCACGAAATGGACTTAGCGATGTTTGAAAACCATGCACGACCTGACTACGCAGTCGTAGTCAACGGACCTGCAAGAAGGAACGATCTGGATATGTTTGAACAGCATGTCTCAGAACGCCTGCGTGGAACAAGAAAGACGGGACAGTTCCTTGCTGTCAGTGGCGATGTCAAGTTCGAGGCTCTGAACTTCCCACCAAAGGACATTAGTGGTCGCGAAGAAATCGTCGAGGAGATCGCTGCAGTCTTCGGTGTCCCGGTTTCGATGTTGAAAGCTAATGACCCGAACTTGGCTTCAGCACGTGCCGGGTTCGGTCAGTGGAGGGAAAGCACTGTTCTTCCGATGCTCCGCATGGACGAAGATGTGTTGAATCAGATTTTGTTGCCAATGTTCGGAATCGAAGACGACGCGGTTCTATGTTACGACAACCCTGTTCCAGCAGACAAAGAATACGAACTGAGGCAACGTCAAACGGCGGTTGCTGGCGGTTGGCAGACTTTGAATGAAGCTCGGCTCGAACAAGGCATGGAGCAAAGTGACAACGACCTAGCTAATGAATTGCTTGTTAACGGCATGCCTTTAGGTCAACAGCAGCCGCAATTCGGTGCAAGTCCATTCGGCGCTTCGCCATTCGGTGCAATCCCACCGTCAGCTCCGCAAGACGCTCCGGTTGTAAACGAAGAACAAGAAGTCGAAGCACAGGAACAGCAGGCTGAAATCAGTGAAAGCCTTGCACTCAACGGCGCTCAGATTGCTTCTATTGTTGAAGTGCTTCAGAACATCTCTTCAGGTGTGATCGCCCGTGAAGCAGGCATCGAAGTGATCGTAGCGACCGGCATCGGCAGGGAGCAGGCCAACAACATGGTCGAAGCCCAGCAAGTCGAAGCGAAGCCAGTTGAACCAGAGCCAGAAAGTAAACAGGTTCTCCCATCTCCTGAAGAGATCGAAGGTGAGTTGTTCGATACGCCTGAAGAAGCTGAAGTTCGAGCCGATGAACTTGGATGCAGCGGTCATCATGTTCACGAAACCAATCAAGGTCCGAAGTACATGCCATGCTCAGACATGGGCGACTACACGAACCTGACAGGCATTGCTCATGACAAGAATTGCGGAATCGGGTCAGGTGGTTTCGAATCGGGAAATGATTGCGCTTCTGAAGATGGGTCATCGACTACAGAAGCTGACAAAGAAGATGACGATTCAGAAGACTACGCCGATGCAGACGGTGATCTGATCGCTGAAATACAAACGGATTGGGATACCGCTGCAGCGACTAACGAAGACTACATCGAAGGCAAGATAACGAACGTCGATGGCAAGGTAGTCGAGTATGACGGTAAAGAGGGTGAACGCTTTTCTTCGGCTGAAGTTAGGGAATTAGCTGGTCTTTATCAGGGAATAGATTATCGAGAAATTACAGACATGCAAAGAGGCATCGATAGTGCTGACATTTCTGATACTGACCTTGCTGAACGTGTAGAAAGTGCTCGCACAAGGTTGGTTCCTGAATCTGGTGAGACTGGAGAGGCATACGCTAGACGCATGGTCGAACACGCTGCGCGTGCAACGAACAGAGACAATAGTATAGAAACTTTCTACATTGGAAATGAAGGTAAAGCGGCTGAGGAATTCAGAGTTCAAACTAATATGATTGCGGATGGAGTTCTTAGTGGTGAGATTGAAGCGGCAGGCGCACAAGACATTTATATCTCAACCTTAGAGAACTACAGAGCGTCTGTGAAAAATGAACGCAAGACACTGCTGAATAATTTCAGTAATGCGATTCGAGGAAACATCACTTCTGATGGTTCTAGTGTCGAACTTTATCGAGGATGTGGTGAAAGGGAAACGCAGGCAATATGGGAACATATCAGCTCTAAAGGAGTTGGATCTACGATCACTTTGGATACGACTACCTCGACTACTACAAACGTACAAATCGCTAAACAGTTTTCTCGACGTATCGATCATGATTCCATAGGTCAATTCGTGCCAAACGGAAAAGAAAAGTCGAGCAACACTGTATTGAAGATCAAAGCTAAATCAGGTGCGATGATGCAGTACATGAGGAAAGAAGTGACCGACGGTGTAGAAAATGAAGTCCTATTGCCGAAGGGTACTTCATATAAAATCACCAAGGTCAGGTCTGTACCTGACAGGAATAAAACGCACGTTGTCTACTTAGAAGAGGTTGAAAAATGAGCGAAGCAACGAGATTCGAAGACAACCCGTGGTCTGTGTCTGTAGATGAAGAAACCGAAGACAAAGCGATCACCGATGTTGACCTCAAGCCGACTGAAGCCATGGCTAACTTTGCTGAACGCGGTCTTAAGTTGAGGGAAGAACACGGGCGTGGAGGTACCCAGGTTGGTGTCTCTAGGGCTAGAGACCTCAAGAACCGATCGAACCTTTCGCCTAAGACGGTCAGACGTATGCACTCGTTCTTTTCAAGACATCGAGTCGACCTAACCGCACCAGCCGCCAAGCCGGATCACAAAGACTACCCCTCTGCAGGTGTAATCGCGTGGCTCTTGTGGGGTGGTAATCCTGCTAATCCCGATGGCGCTGGTGCTGGTTGGGCTGCTCGTAAGGTTGAAGAGTTGGA